ATATAATAATAATACAAAAAATTATACTATTTATATAAATAAATATATAGCTATAACCTTTGCTACATTATCAACAATTACTTTAGGATATTTATTTACACTTTTCGAATTTTAATGTTATATAATAACTCATTTTTATTCTTCATCAACAAACCATTTACTTTTTTTACCACCATCATACACTTTTGCATATTTATTTTCAATTAACCAATTATTTATATTTATATTTTCATAAACTATTTCTACCAATAAACGACCATATTTATCAAAATCTTTGCAATGAACTTCAACTATATTGTTTAAAATTTTTTCTCTTAATGCATCTCTTACTTTTTTTGCATAATTTTTTTCTTTTAAATTTTTTGTACGTATCTCTGGTGTATCAACATTTATTAAACGACAATTCCATCTATATAATCTTTCAGGTTCAGCGTCAGTTAATGGAAAAACAATTTTAACAGTATCACCATCATAAACATCTACTACTTTTCCTTGACAAACTCTATCTTCAAAACTAAATGTTTTTGTTTTATTTGATGCATTTTCCCAATTTACAGACATTATATTAATAAAGTATATTTTAAATAAAAAAATTGATTAATTAATAATTATTATAAATTTTTTATAATAGTTATTAAATATGACACTATTAACATTTATATTTTTATGTATTTCTATTTTGTCACTTCCTAATATATGTAAAAATTCTAATCCTAATATGTTAAAAAAAATGTATTAATTAATCTACATCTTCTATGTCTACTACTTTTGGTGAACCATTAGTTGTTTCATCATTATTTTTTTGATTATTTTTATTAAGAGATTGTTCAACTTTACAAACATCTAACATTCTTTTTTGAAAATCACTTGTATCTTTTTGTAATAATTCTATTTGTTTTTCATAATCTTCTTTTAATGCATTTTCATTATTATCTAACCAATTTTTATGTTTTTCAAAAATTTCTTTAGTTGTTTTTATATAATCTTCTGTTAAAACTGATTTAACTTTTTCATCATCTAAAGAAGATTCTAATTTATATAACATTTCTTGATAATTATTTTTTAAATCAATCTTTTCTTTATTTTTTTCATCTTCTTCTTTAAATTTTTCTGCTTCTTCTACCATTTTTTCAATGTCTTCCTTACTTAATCTACCTTTATCATTTGTTACTGTAATATTTTCAGATTTACCACTAGATTTTTCACTAGCAGTAACTGTCAAAATTCCATTTGAATCTAATTCATAACAAATTTCAATTTGAGGTACTCCTCTAGGCATAGGTGGAATTCCCTGTAATGTAAATTCACCTAATTTATTATTATGTTTAGTAAATTGACGTTCTCCTTCAAAAACTTGTACTGTGACTGCCGGCTGATTATCACTATATGTACTAAATGTTTGTGATTTTTTTGTAGGAATAGTGCTATTTCTTTCAATAATTTTTGTCATAACCCCACCACTTGTTTCCACTCCAAGAGATAATGGAGCTACATCTAAAAGTAATAAATCATCAATCTTACTATCTTTAACACCTGATAGTAATGCTGCTTGAACAGCTGCCCCATAAGCCACTGCTTCATCTGGATTAATTGATTTATTTAAACTTTTACCATTAAAAAAATCACTAAGTTGATTTTGAATTTTTGGAATTCGGGTTGAACCACCAACTAAAACTACTTCACTAATTTGTGATTTACTAACACCACTATCTCTTATTACTTGTTCTACTGGTTCAAAAGTCTTTCTAAATAAATCTCCACATAATTCTTCAAATCTTGCTCGAGTCATAGTACTACTATAATCAATTCCTTCAAAAAAACTATCAATTTCTAATGTTGCTTGAGTTGCTGAAGATAAAGTTTTTTTTAAATTTTCACATGCTGTTTTTAATCTTCTTAATGCTCTTTTATTACTAGTTATATCTTTTTTATGTTTTCTTTTAAATTCTTGACTGAAATGATGTACTAATCTACTATCAAAATCTTCACCACCTAATCTTGTATCTCCTGCTGTTGATTTTACTTCAAAAACACCATCCTCAATACTTAATAATGTTACATCAAAAGTACCTCCACCAAGGTCATATATTAAAATATGTTTTTCTTCTGATTCTTTTTTTTGGTCAAGACCATATGCAATTGCTGCTGCAGTGGGTTCATTTATAATTCTAAGAACTTTTAATCCAGCAATAGCACCTGCATCTTTTGTTGATTGACGTTGAGAATCATTGAAATATGCAGGAACAGTTATGACAGCACTATCGACTGATTCACCTAGATATTCTTCAGCGGTTTCTTTCATTTTTGTTAAAATCATAGATGAAATTTCTTCGGGTTGAAAATCTTTAATTTCTCCTTTATATGTTGCTCTAATTATTGGTTTATTATTATTATCTACAACACTAAACGGAAATTGTTTTATATCGCTTTGTGTCGCTGAATCATTATAAAGTCTACCAATTAATCGTTTTGCATCAAAAATTGTATTTTCAGGATTTTGAGAAGCTTGATTTTTGGCTGCATTACCAATTAATCGTTCTTGTTCTGTAAATGCTACATATGATGGAGTTGTTCGCATTCCTTGATCATTCGCAATAATTTCACATTGTCCATTTTTCCAAACACCAACACACGAATAAGTTGTACCAAGATCAATCCCAATTGCTACCATAGAATATTTTAATATAAAAAAATGTTTTTATATCATTATATATAATATTTTTTCAAAAATTGCATAAAAAAATTATATATAATTTATATATTTGTATACAAGATGAATGAAGAAAAAATAAAATTATTAGAGAAAAAAATAAAAGAATTAGAAGAAAAAGTTTTAAACATAGAATCTATAATAGCAAATAATACAATAAAAAATTTTGATAATATTGAAGTTAATTTAGATAATGAAGTTAATTTAGATAATGAAGTAATTAATAGAAGTCTTGATTTATTTATTAATCCACCACTTTTAGAAAGACAATATGCATTTAATAATACAGTATCTATTTAATTATCCTAAATTTTAATAATTTTCATCACATTTTTCTTTATCATCATCATTATCATCATTAGTATTGTATTTCATATCAATTACTAAGTTATTTTCTCTAATAAATTCTAATAAATTATTATCAAATTTAATATGACCACTATTCCAACCTTTTTGATTTTCTAAAAATTGAATCACAGCATATGTTCCATAAAATGAGTGATTAAGTATATCATATGTATAATTATGTCCTAATGTAATACATGGAATATTATTTACCACTACAATATGGTAATTTTCTAAAACTAAGGTAGCCATTGAATTACATGATATTTTTTGACAAGGTGTTAAGTTTTGAGGAAATGTCCATACTCCATTATATAAAATTGGATGCCAAGGAGTAATATATAAATCATCAATATTGCACATTTCTTGAATTCTATTAGTAATATTTGTTTCAACTAAACAAATAACCTTTGACATACTTGTTTCTCCATTATATGTAAGAGTCATAACTAAATCATTTTTTTTAATATCTTTTAAAAGCTTTGTAGAACCATCTGCCATATTAATTCTTGAATTAATATCAAAACATCCACCACCTGGGTCATTAAATGCTGACATATCTACAGGTGTACGTGTTGCTAGACTACGATAATTAGAATAATGATTACTTGTATTAACTAATGATGGTGTTGGTGGGGGAAGTGTATCAAAAATATCACTTGCTTTATCTACAATATCTGTAAATACTTCTCCACCAAATGAACAAGCGGCATCTTTAAAATTAGGTTTTACTTGTTGATTTAATGATCTTGAAAGCTGGTCTAGATAAAATTCTCCCCATTTTTTAAAATATTCCATGTTTGATACCGCTAAATAAACTTGCCCTTCATTTACTTTTCCTGTTTCAGCATTATTATTAAAATTTTTAATAATTCCATCAATAAGTTGACAATTATTTAAATCTTTTAAAATAGAAATTGTTTGATTAAAAATTTCCATAGCTCCAATATTATCTTGTACTCTATTTAGATTAATCATTTTTCTAATACTTTCTACTGCTAAATATCTAGCATTATGTTCATCTACAGAATTACTAATTGTAATATCTGATAACTTATTATTAACAATATAGGTTTCTGATTTAAAACTTTTTCCACCAATTTTATATGTAAAATAATATGTAAAATCACTTAAACTTGTTGTATTAAGAATAATATTTCTAGTTTGTTCATACTGCACAGTTCCAATATCATAAATATATTCATTAAAATCCTTATCATAATTACAAGGATAATCTCCCGCAAGTAAATCAAAATAATTATCTTTTTTTAGTGCAACAACATGAAGTTGAAGATTAACAGCAACAGTTGTTAAAATTGTTCCAGTAAAATTACAAAATACAGTTGCAATCATTCCACCATCTGGAATATGACCCATACAACCATTTGCATATTTTGACATATCATATAGTAAATCTCTTTGAAGATTATATCCAAATCCAAAACAATAAATTGGTGAAGTAAAGTTTTTTTTAATACGCAATTTTTTTAAAGTTTCTACTTCTCCTCTAGCAGGAGAAAGATTTGGACTTCCATCAGTTAACATAATAATTGCACCATTTCTGCTTTTATCATCTCTTTCATCTAAAATTTTGATAGCTTCTTCAATGCCACCCCAAATATTAGTTTGACCTCGGGGTTTAATTGTATCAATTTGACTAAGTGCTCGTGTTTTGTTTACTTCTGTCATATTCATAAGTCCAAATACAGTTTCAATATTATTATCAAATTTAATAACTGCTAAACGAGAATTTGAGTCTAAAGTTTTTGCAACTGTTTTTGCAGAATGATTTGCAATATCTTGATTAGATAATCCACTTTCATAATTTTGACCATCTGCATTTTTTGCTTCAGCACCAGCATTCATTGAACCGGAATGGTCAATTACAATAACAATATCTTGTGGTAAATGTTTAAATTCTAATTCTTCATGTGGATATGAATCTTTGTTTACATCAAAAGTAAGCATAACTTTATCTTGTGAATTTTTATAAATATGATGGTCTAATTGAATGTTGTGTTCAGAAATAATACTATTATTATTTTTATTGCTTGCTACATTTCCAAATTCTCCTGCATGATATTTATCACACAAAAATCTAATAGCAGCATTTACAGTAAGATCATTTTCTGTCATATAACTACGTGTAATAGGTGATTCTTTCTTAATTGAAAGAGCCTGCAAAATTGCTGCTCTTTCGTATGTATGACCATCATTACCCTGTACTGGATCTTTCATAATATCAGAAGTAATTGGGCAAGTAATACTGTCACGAATTGTGTCAATATTCATTCCTGTAAATGGCATTGCTTCCATTTGTGTATAAGATAAAAATAATATATTTTTTTAAAATCAATTTTTTTTTTAAAAATTGAAATTTTTTTTATATTTTAAAAAATTTATAATATGTTATGATAACAGATATTGAAAAAAGACAGGTAAAAGATGTATATGAAAATATTTCTAATCATTTTAGTAATACACGAGTTTATAAATGGACATGGGTTAATGATTTTTTAGATTCATTAAAAGAAAATAATTTAGTTTACGATATTGGATGTGGTAATGGTAGAAATATGAATTATGATAAAAAAAACTTAACATTTATTGGTCTTGATAATTGTGAAAATTTTGTAAAAATATGTAAAAATAAAAATTTGAATGTTGTAAATGGAAATATTATAAATATTCCATTTAAAAAAAATACAGCAGATGCAATTATTTGTATTGCAGTGTTTCATCATTTAAGTAATCAAAATAATAGATTACTTGCATTATTAGAAATGAAAAGATTATTAAAACCAGATGGAAAAATTTTACTTTCTGTATGGTCAATTAATCAACCAAAAAAAACACGTAGAAATTTTAATAGTTATGGAAATAATATAGTATTATGGAATAATTCAGGTAAAATTTATGAAAGATATTATTATATCTTTAAATTAACAGAATTAAAAGATATATTTAATAAAGCTGGATTATATATAAAAAATTATGAATACAGCTGTGGTAATGAAATTTTTACTTTAATGAAATATTAAAATGAATGTTATTTATTATCCAGGACAATTATCTGGAATCAAATAATTAAATATACATCCATCAAAAATTCCATCAATTTTTAAATGGGAACACGTATAATCATCTTTAATAATTTTCCAAATATTAGATATTTCTTTTTTTGAAGAATATTTTTGATCAAATGTTATTAAACATCCATTTTCAATATTATCATCTACTACAGATTTGGTCTCAATAATTCTACAATTTATTTTAGATTTAAGCAATTTTTTTAATATAAAATCACAATTATTTTGTTTATTATTTGAAATACTAATATGAGAAGCCATTGATATATATATACAAAATTTTTTTTAATATAAAAATTAAATTTAAATAATTTAGCAAAATTTTTTTTGTGTTGCGTTTATTTATAAAATGAGCACTGAAAACTTAAATTCAGGAGAAGCCGAGGCTTTAGCTGCTGCTAGATTAGGTGATTTACGCAAAAAAGTTAATGCTGATTCATGGTCTGATAATATGGAATTATTAATGAAACAATGGGGTGAAAAAGCTGCTGGATTAAGATTTATGCATGCGCATTCTGGTAGCCAATGGAAAGGATTTGCAAACAAATTATCAATAACAGGTATTATTGTAACAGGTGTTGCTTCTACTTTATCATTAGTTGCTACAAGTGTTGATGATCAAGAAGTTAAAAATGGAATTTTATTTGGAGTTGGTGGTGTTGGTTTAATATCTACTTTAGTACAATCATTCAAAAAATTCTATAATGCAGAAGAAAAAGCTGCCGATCATTCAAGTGTTGCAAAACAATTTGGTTCATTCTATAGATATATGACTTTACAATTAGGTATGAGCCGTGAAGATCGTGATCCTGCAGATGTATTAACTAGTTGGGCATTAAAAGAATATGAAAGATTACAACAAGAAGCACCACCTATTGGTGGTAAATCAATTGCATTATTTAATAGCAAATTTGATAAAAATGTACAAGCTATACCAGATGTTGCTGAGGATAAATTTGTAATTAAGGTATATAATCCACCTAATTTTATTGAAGTTAATGCTCGTGTATCTGATGATGTTGAAATGCAACAATCGAGTATATAAAAATAATTAATATTAAATATTTAAAATATTAATTATTTTTATAATGTCTCAGGTAAACAATATTGTTTTTTATTTCGCAATGTAAAATATCTATTCTTTTTTTTTGTTGAACAATGTGGTACTATATCTACATTTTTTATTAAATTTAATCCTTTACAGTTTTTTGATTTTTCCCAGTATCTCTTTTTATATGTATTTTTTATATAATATTTATGTTTTCTTTTATTTGCTCTGTCAATAAAAGTTGGATTTATTGAATTTCCAGCAACAATTGCCCCTGCACAACAACCAATTAATAAAAAATTATTTTTACATACCTTTTTTTTTATTAAATCCCCAATTCCACTTTTTTTTAAATGATACATCAAATATAAAGTATCTCCTCCCATGATCCAAAGAATTGAATTTTTATTTATTTTATTTTTACATCTTTCTATATTAATGCTTTTTGAACAATCTATTAAATCAAATTCACATAATAATTTTTCTTTATATTTCCATTTTTTAATCATTTCTTTAGTATCTATATATAATTGAGATCTGGTTTTATTTCTGAAACCCATTCTTGGAGTATATAAAATAGAAATTCTTCTATTTTTTATATCATCAAATTTATTAGATATTAACTCATTTACTTTTGTAAACAATTTATTATCATCTCTGCAATTAGATGCTACTAATATTGTAGATTTATTTATATTTTTTATCATTATACTATAAAAATATAATAATTTTTACATAAATTATTACAATATTAATTTATCTCTATTAATTTGTATTTCTAATGTAAATGTTATATTTTCCAAAGAATTAGGATTTATAATATTTCCATAATAATTTATAATTTTTATATTAAAATTATTTAAATTTATATTTCCATTATATTTTCTTACATTATCTGTATTTTCTTCTTCAAGTAAATCATTTATATAAAAATTGTTAGAATATGTTGCAGATTTTGTATCAATTTTTGCTAGAATTCTATGAGTAGACATATTATTTATATAGTATAATTTATGAGATTCTATAAGATTTGATTGAAATTCATCAAAACAAAAATAAAGTTCATCATCATTATTTAAACATATCGTGTATTTTGATTTAATATTATTGTTATTTGATATAAACTCATTTATATTTTTTTCAAATCCAAAAATATTTGCTAATGAAAAATATTCAGAATAATATTTCTTAAAATTAATCTTAAAAAAACTAATATCATAATTTTCGTCTTCGAATGTATAATTAAAATTACTTTTTTTATTATTTTTATTTATAGAAAATTCTATATTCTTCATATAGTTATTAGAATTTTGTGAATTTAAAAAATAATTTGTGTTTAAAAAATCTATTAATTCATTTTCATTAGAATAATATCCATTATCTATTATAATTTTTTCAGTGTGTATAATAGAATCATTTTTATAAAATTCTATATCAAAACAATTATTATTTTTTTCTTCACTTATTAGGAATGGTAACTTCAAATTTATAGATTTTAATCTTACCAATGAAATATTATTTATTGGAGAAGATAATATAAAATTACAATTTGTTGGAATATTATTTATAGAATTACTTCTAAATATGGTGTTAAAATGTAAAAAATTTGTTTCTATATAATTTTTTATAATATCTTTATCTTTTTCTATTAAATGAATTGATTCATTTATTGCTATATTACTTGAACTAGATATACTATAATTATCTTCATTATCATTATCATTATCTGTATCATTAGTTTTATCATTATTATTTGTATTAATATTATTAAAAGTTTCAATATTTTCGTTCACTGACAAAATATCTTCTCTCAAATAATTATTTTCATTTGAAAATAATTTATTTAAAAGCTTATTTTCTATCTTAGAAAAAAAAGATGATATTTTATTATTATTTTTAAAATACTTTTCATTTAAAAAATTAATTTTGTTACTAATATCTTCTTTAGAAGGATTTTTTAATTCTAATAAATTTAATAATTCTTCTACACTATAATTTTCTATATTTGTATCAGCATCATATAAAAATTCATCCATATTAATAAAATACTATTTTATTATTTTAATATTTTATTATTTTAATATTTTATTATTTTAATATTTTATTATTTTAATATTTTATTATTTTAATATTTTAATATTTTTTAACTTTAAATTTACAAATCTTGATAAAAATATCTCTTCAATAAATTTTGTATAATTAAATTCTGTATTATTTTTTATAAATGATGGTATTTGTTGAATTCCTTGTCCTCTCTTAAAATGTTTATACGAATAAAATAACAATTTTTCTAATTTTTTTATATTAGCTTTTTCATAATTTGTAAAATTATTTTTATCAATTCTAAAATCAGATCTATATATAAATCTATTGTAATTATTATCGCTGTATATTTTATACATTTTTCTTGATTCTTGCAAATATCTATTTTTTATAATTCCTATACCTTCTATTATATTTTTTGTATTATTCATTTCGAGAATTAATATTTTTTCATCTAATAATATTTTATCACTAATTTTTATAGGACTACCATATAAAGCTCCTATAATATTATTATTTTTTTTAAAATTTAGATTTTCATTGAATGTTTCATTTGAAAATCGTGTTACACATATATTCATTTTCAAAAAATTAGAAAATAAATATAATT